CTTGATGGGTGACTGACCTGCAAACACAGAGAGCTTGTCTATCACCGCGACTTGTAGCTCATTTATCTGCTCTCTCAGCAGCTGCATCTGTATCTGACTATCTCTGAGCCGAGCGATGAGCGCCTCTCTGTCAGCGTTGGCGGCGCTGAGCTTGTCTTTGAGCTCCTCGACCTCTGATGGGTCACGACCTGAGGCGATGGCCATCATGGAGCTGATAGAGCCTGTGATCATTCCGAGGATGCCAACGAGGACATCACGATTCTTATCCACGATCTCTACATAAGTGAGGAAGAGGATGAGCCCCACTACCAAGATCATAAAGAAGACGCTGAACCACCACCCCCGCTTGGCCTTAATCTCGCTCGTGATCTCTCTGCTTGTCTTCTCAGTCTCCATGTAGCACCCAATCTAGTAAACGGTTTAAGAGTGGCAAATGATACATGAGCCAAGGCCACATGATCGAGATAATGTAGATGAGGTTGATCAGCGCCCATCTCATCATGAGCCACCAGAACCACTCCTTAATACGTCGGTCGCGAGCTCGGCTCTTAACCTTCTTAGGACCACCAAGCCTCTTAACCTTCTCGCTTCCTGGTGGTGGCTGCAGAGACTCAATCCTGACCCCCACTGCGTAGATCGTCTGAGGCTCTCGAACACCTTTGAAGCGATACAAGCCGACGCAGACATAACGTGTTCCTTTAGGGGTGAAGCCATTGACTCGGCCTTTGATGTGTCTGAACGCCTCTTCGGTGAGGAGCACCTGACCAGCTTGGCAGAGGCTCATGGTACGCGCGGCGATGTTCTTAGCCACCCCTTCAAGCTCGACGGGCTTAGCGCCGACCATCACATCTAGCTCATGTTGAGTCACCTCTGCAACGATGCCGACATGCAAGCCAATCCGAGTGTTGATCTTGATCTTAGGTGGTATGTCTCTTTGGTAGATCAGGCAGAAGTTGACCGCGTTGATCGGACTCTCAAAGCTGAGTAGGAAGCCGTCAGACCTATCTATCTCTCGACCATTGAAGCGATGCATAAGGGAGCGAGTGAGACGATCATGATACTGCAGCCATCGCGCCGCCTTCATCGGGCCGACCCTGGAGACGAACGCAGTTGAGCCAATGAGATCGAGGAGGACTATGGCTAATCGTCTCTCTCTGATCTCCATGATTCACTCCTTATCGATGCCAATACCCACACCGACGCTACCACATTCACTATGATGATCGAGATCACTATCAGAGTCGCTATGCTCATCGTCTTCCTCACATATACAGTCTACTCGACCACACGCGGCGCATAGAGTCTCGTCGAGATCCTCACACATTAGTGAGACTCTTCGTGAGCCAAATCTCCGAGGAGCGCGCCGAGGCTGATTGGAAAGTGCTTCATCAGGATAAGCCGCGCGGCCTTGGCTACTGCCTGAGTCTCAGGCTGGCTATGAGGGTCGAGTCGAAGCTTCAGAAACTTAGCCCAGTTGTTGAGGTTGCCACTCATCCAAAAGTGGGTGTAGAGGCTCTGAGGCAACACGGCGCGCGCTTGCTCACGAGCGACGCCTGAGGCTAACATCAACTCATAAAACGCTGCACAGTTAACATGGTGTTGATCCCAGCATTGCAACCAGTGATCAGACTCTTGGACCGCTTCATCGGTCGAGCATTGCAGAGAGGTTTGGTGTTGCTCGCGGAGCTCCTCAGGCATCCAGAAGGCGATCCGATCTGAGGTGTAACGTCGGCTCACCTCATTAAATGAGAAGGTGCGATGACGCATGATCTGAGAGCGCACGAAGAGAGGACACGAGATCTTAAGAGTCGCGGCGCAATGCTCAAAGGGTGAGGTATGGTTGTGCCTCGCTAGATACTGAATCAGCCTCACATCTCGGTCTGTCATCTGCAGCGGTGAGGAGGTCGACTGATCATAGAAGCTCACCCGCGCTGAGTGAGCTGGGGTCGAGTCGTGGCCCATTGAGGACACATAGCGCACCTCACCCACATCATCATTGTAGATTCTCATCCTCTTCCCTCTCCATCATGATCAGGTACAGTCACATCATGAATCCAGTCGGAAACCTTGCGACCATAGCCCAGAGTCAAGAGCCAGACAATCTCACTGAGCGGGTGAGCGATTAGATTATGTATTGTCCAGTTTCGATACAGTCTATTCATTAGAAGCTTCTCCTCTTTGCTCCACCCACCTTTACACGACGACTCTTAGAGGCAGATGAGCGCGGCTGATATTGGCGTTGATCAACTATGGAGTCAGCCCACCTCCAAGTGATGCAGTCATATCTCAAGGCGTCGAGGGGGTCCTCTCTGCCATCTTTCTTAGGTTGCTCTTTATTGTCCCACCCATAGGACATGATGGCCTTGCGTATGCTGTTACCTGTGGCGCGCTCGCCACTGTCCCACACCTCTTTAGTGATGAGGTATTGACCACGAGCAAAGGCCCTCTTAAGACGCTGAACCCCATTGAGGATGTCAGTTCTTATCGGGTCAGTGTTCGACCTCAACGGCATACCGAGGCCATCAGGAGGAGCGGCGCGCATTGCTCGAAATGCTGATCGCCCTGTCTGATCATTGCGAGCTCTACCAGCTTTATCGGCCACTCCATTATCAAGCCATATCCTCTCTCCTGGCGCGGAGCTCCTCAACGAGCGCGGCCAAGCGATGGCGAGGATGAGTGTAGCAAGCTGAGAAGTGGTGACCTCCTGAGGGTTGATCTCAGCACAGATCACATCAGCGCCAAGCTCCTCGTCATGTACGATGATCAAGACTGATGGCTTCCTGAATCCCCAGTCTATGGCGATTCGGCCTGACATGCTCGGCTTATACTCCCACCCGCTGATGACGTGGCGCGACTCGTCAAACTCGGAGTAGATGAGCCCCGATGGTGGCCGTGGTCTATTCATGACCATCGCCTCACGCTCGGCCTCAGGTAGTAACTTAGTGGCCTCGAACCACTCGGCGCTGAGGTTGGCGCTGTTGACATATGAGGTGAAGAGGAGAGGTTGACACTCTGCCTCCTCAGCAAGATGGCACCACCAAGCGCCGCTCACTGGCAGACCCACGAGGATCATTATCGGGCTCGGTCCTGCTCGGAGACGACCCATAGCTTTATGAGCTACCTCGGCGCTCAACGTCTGACACTCATCTATAAGACAGACGCCTGATGTGATGTTGAGACCCTCAAGAGGGTTATGGGTCGCGTCTCGTGTGCCAGGTCGATAATACGAACGACACCACACAGTTGATCCATTGGGCGCGCTCCACTGCCTGAGGGTGTGGTTATACGTCCAGCCCAAAGGTGAGAGCCACTTCTCCATCTCAGGCATAAGCACAGAGTTATAACGTGGGTTAGTGTCAGTGACCAAGAGACTAGACGTGTTAGGCCTCACCCTCGACACGAACAGGAGAGCGAAGACAAGCGCGCTTGTCTTACCTGATCCCCACCCACAACGAGCCGCGATGATCCGCTCATTCGTCGCGATGCGTGAGATGATCCCATGCTGCAGCTCGTTGAGGTTGATCGTCATTATCCGATTGGCTCCATACCCCACAAGGTGACGCGCCACCTCACTGAGGTCGTCCAACCATGAGCGCTCACGTCTGTGGTGATCACATCAGCGCCAACCTCCACATCTACATGATCCATATGAATGATGTTGAGATCATCACCTTTCTCATCAGAGGCAAGGACAACATGGTCACCGCCCTCGATGCGATAGCTCGTCCTCTTCTTGCTCGGCGTCCTAGTCCATGAGCGAGTGAGTAAACACCTAGTCATCAGTTTCTTCTGTGTCATTCTTCACCTCTTCATATGGTTTTGAGATCTGCTCAAGCATAGAGATCACGATGTCATCAGCCGCCTTGCTGGAGTCGTTGACGTTAACCTCAACCTCTCGCTTAGCGCCGTACTCCTCAGGGAAGCGCCGCTCAAGTAACCAAGCATTACCGCGCCAGTCTTGCTTGGCCTCAACATTGTCTTTGAGCCGTTGCAGCTGCACAGCCTCTGAGAATCGGATGGCCGCCTCCACCTCTTCAGCCCACTTACCATCAGCACCCGACTTCTCAAGCCAGTTGTAGTAAGTCTGCTTAGATATACCAGAGACCGCACAAGCGGCTTTAATGCTCATGCCTGTCCTCAGGTTATCTAGTAGACTTTCTCGCTTCTGCTTCTTCTTCGCTTTGGAGAGCTCCTGAGCGACTGATCTCTTGCTGGGCATAATCTAAAGTCTCCGCTATGTGTTCTAGTAAAGTTACACTCTGATTATACAGATTTAGATTAGCAGGGTCAGTGAGGTCTAGATCTTCTAGTCGAGTCACTAGCAGACGCTCAAGCTCTAAGAGCGTTGGGTCAAGGATCCCTTTGCTCATGTTCACGCGCGCGCGCGTTGTTGGTCTAATCGGTCTAACTTCTGTCATTATCAAGCCCCATCCTGAAGAGATAAAATCTGCTTGCGATATGCATCATAGTACTCATGTAGATTGTAGTGGATCTGCCAAGTACCATGAAATGCAGCATAGAGAAGAGTCGGATCAGTCACAGTGAGACCAAGCTTAATCTTCTCGCGATCTGCGTTGAGATGGGCCAAAGTGACTGGCAAGAAGTCACCCATAAAGCGCTTAACCAAGTACTCAAAACACTCAACATCAGTCATAGGCAGCTTAGCAGGACCGCGACGACTGACCCAATCGAGCGCTGATAGGATCAACGCCTCAATGATCGGGGCCTCACGATTCACATAGACCACATTGACATTATCACCGCGCCTGATACCTGTGTAGACGAAGGGGAAGAGGCCGCCCTTGTCAGATTGAGCGAGAGACTCATAAGTCGGCCAAACCTCATCACCTGGCTTCGTAAACAGCACAGAGGCATCTTTAGGGCTTGGTCGGCGCTCTCTTCGATCAGCAGGAGATGAATCACCATCTTTACCCTGATTCTGATTCCTGCTTTTTGACTGTTGCGACTGCTTTGACTCGTTATCGGCTCTGACCTTAGCGCTTGATTCACGCCCCTCGAAAAGTCCCTCCATCACTGAGCTCTGATCGGCTGATTCGTCACCATTCAGATTAATGAAGAGATCACCCTCTGCAGCGATATTGCCAGCCTTCTCAATCTTAGGAGCCTTAAAGAACTTCCTAAACTGATTGATCTTCTTGGACTTCTGCACCTGTTGAATCGTCTTTTGAGCTTCCTCTTGGATAAGCTCGCGGAGCTCGCTGGGCATGTTGCCAATGTACCAGTCTTGAATCTCCCTTAATGGAACCTCAATCTTACCACTGTCGATGTTCTCACGGGGGTCAGACCATAGGAGCTCTTGACGTGTTGAGTTAGGGAAGCAGCCGATAGCCGTGTCCTCGTCATACTTCGGAGGCTCAACGATGATGATGACGCGGTCAAATACCTTAGGATAGTAGAGCCCCCAACGCTTGGCGGCTGTCTGTGCTCGGCTTCGGCCCGCTTTGCTACTGTCATAAGTATAGTTAAAGAGCTCATCATTATATCGAATCGCCGACATAAAAGAGCGGGATCTTTCTACCGCAATAGAGCCCACGCTGGATCTTGAACCATCAAGCTTAATCCATGTTGTGACTTTAAAGTCTCTAAATGATTGTGTGTAGGATGGGCATGAAAGATCAGAGACTGTCTTTAAAGCTGCCCATTGGAGATTAGATCGTGATCTCGAAGTCCTTTGAGGAATCATCATCTTTATTGGAGTCTTAAAGAGCTTACTGCTCATAAATGACTGAATCGGATATGTATTTGTCGTAAACGTCACATCATCAGCAGACTGGCCCATCATGGTCACGATGGTGTTAGCGCTGCAGTCTTTGAAGATCCTCATCCAATCAACACCGCAGATGGTGAAGCTATCGTGGTCGAACTCAGCGCGAATCCAATCAAAGTCAATAGAGTAGAGCTCGTCACCATACTGAGCTGTAAAGTCTTGGAAGTGATCATCTGTGAAACAGAAGTCTCTGCGCATCTCATCAGAGATCAGCATCTTAGCGCCTGATACTCCATCTTTCTGATGAAGCCAGATCATACCGCCTTGACGCTTGGTCTCAGTCCTCGACGCGATCACCAGGCCATAAGGGTTAGGAGTCAGCGCCGAGTCTTTGAGACCCACACCGAAGTTTCCGTGAAAGCCCTCTGTGCTCTTGGTCGATGAGTTACGACCATTGATGAGGCGAAGTAGATCTTCAGGGTTCATCCCATGGCCATCATCACAGAAAGCCATCTTGATACTGTTGACTGGCCTGAGTCGAGCAACGGTCGCGCCTGCCTCGACCGCGTTGTAGTACATCTCTCTGAGGTACTGCATGGGGTGCATCTCACGATAAGCGCGAGCGAGTGAGGCGGTGGGGTTGTTGTCAACCATTGATCGTGTGTACTGGTGTACTGACATGTTTATCTCTCTTTCCCCATGAGGGGCGCATTAATAAAAGGTTATCGGCGTGTGAATCCTTCGCCGAATCGTCCTGGGTTATGTTGTGGAGGTTGGCCCACTTGTGTCTGTGGCCTGACCTCAGGCTCAGGGGGTAGGAACTGATCAGGCTCTTTACTGCTGAGATCCCACCATTTAATAACTCTTACTTCCCACTGTCGGCGCTGCTGGCTGTCTTGGTAAGACTTCAACTGGCCCTCGACGTGGACCTTGGTCCCCTTGGTGAGCTGAGCAGCTGCGCGGTGAGCTGAGTTGCCCCAGACCTTACAGCTATGCCACTCGGTCGACTTCTGAAACATCCCGCTAGCGTCTTTGTAAGACTCATGGGTGGCCATCCTAAAATATGCGTAAG